AATCACTCATAATAGCATTCATTGTTTCGTTGTAAACAAAACTTTGAATGTACCCTTGTGGCACACTAACTTCATCCACTAATTTTGAACCTAAGTAAGCGTTGTAGTTTACTACTAAAACGCTATTCTTTGAACTTGTTTGCGTGTCCTCGCTTGTTAATAAAAAAGAAGGTACACCGTTATTAATTTTTATCATAATTTTTTTATTTAATTACATTGTTGTATGTGAAACTTTTCTCCAACCAGTTCCGTCATAAAAGCAAGGCTGCGCTAAGTCTGTATTGTAAACTTGTAAACCTGCCGCTGGTGTGCTAATAGCGTTTATTTGTGCCGTTGTTTGTCTTGGCGGTAAAAAGCCTTTTGTTGTGCTATCAATTTGAACTTGGGCACTTGAATTTATACTTGTCGCTCCTGTTGCAGAAAATATTGTAGAACCTACACTATTTAAGTGAATACCTGTTGTACCACCTGCAAATCCAATATTAAAAGTTGAATTATAAACTAAATCAAAAATACCATAAAATCCTCGTATACTACAATAACCGCTATCATCCGCCAACCTAAAATCAATTGCCGCACCGTTTCTTTTAATTGCTGGGAAAGATGAGGTTGTGCCGCCGAGTTGTAATAAACCAAAAGTAGAGGTTTGTTGCTTTAATAATAGGTTTGCATCAACCTCTATCCTTTGTAACCCTCCTGAAAAATTAATTCCAGTACTATTTAAGGTTATGAAAAAATTTCCGCTTAAGCCAACTTTTAATTGGTTAGAAATTGTAGCGTTACCACTATTATCAACTTTAAATTTACTCACCCCACCAACTTGCAAATCCATAAGGTTATGCCCCATTCCATTCAATGCAGTTTCAGTTGCATTTAAGAATATACCTGTTAAAGTACCTGTCTGCGCACCACTATTGTTGATAGTATAAAGTTCATTAAATAATCGTGGATTTGTTGCACCTGCACTTAATGCTACTGTTCTTGATATTCCTACTTGGTCCGTACTTAATTGCAATACACTACTTGTACCCATTCCATCAGTTACCGCCCTTAAAGTAGCGTCTAAAGGTGTGTTGATTGTTGAATCTAAATTTAGGAATCCCTTGTAATTCGTTCCTATGTTTTGTCCGTTTAAATTTGCCATAATTTTTTTATTTTATCCCCAAGTTTGTGATGTTGATTCGCCCCAATTTTTTTCCGTAGCAGTTCCCCATAGAAAGCTACTTATTGCAGTTCCTATTTGCTTGAAGAATGGTACACCTATTCCTATTCCTATCATAATTTATATTCTTATTCCTATTCCAATAAAAACACCATCCGCAATAACTCGGTTGTAATGAGTAGTTGCGATTGTTGTGCCGAGTGTAACTGCACTCGATTTAATCCCCAAAAATGGAGATATTCCAATGCCAATAGCCATTATAAACCATCATTAAATCCGTAACCAATCAATGAACCACTTGCCGGTGTTACCGCAGCAATCGGATCTCCTGAAAAACTTGGTATGAATGTACCTTGTTTGATAGTTTTACCACTTAATCCGTATTGAGTTAATAAGTCTTTACCTCCTTTTGAGGTTAATGTGGTCAAAACTGCATCAGCATTCACTGTTAATGCGTAAAATGTCTTACCGGTAACGGCTGCATCAATGAATAAACATCCATTGCCGCCTAATATTTTTTGTACATCAGTCATATTTGTAAATATTATTTTTGTTTATTTCTTTAATTTGATGGAATTTCGCACGAATTGTATGATGATGGGATTTGCAATGTAACCGTTGCAGTCCAACCAGCAACCTCATCCCCTTGCGAATCGGTAAATGGTGACATTGAAGCCGAATCGGATAGGATGTAATTCGATTGATTTATATCTCGTAATTTAATATACACATCTTCCAACATTTGCAAGGTATCGGATAGGACTTCGTTTTCATTTGATAGGTCTTTTTTAACGATATCCATCACCATTAACTGTATGCTCAAATTGATGTTTTTTGTAGACATATTTGATGGCAAACAATCAGCTAAAAGAAAAGGATAATCAACCGGACCGCTTGCACCAATGTCTGATGGGTCACCGAATAAAAACCCCTTCAACTGAAAATGATTTGTCACTATCGTTTGCAATTTTGCTTCTAACTGATTTACTGAATACTTCATTTTTTTTGATAAACTCCTTTAGTTTTTGAATGTTTGCCTTGTTGCGTGTGCCTTCTTTTCTCATGGTTTTGTTTAGAAAATTCCTCTTGGATTATTTCCCTGGTATTTGATTTCAGCCGGTACTCTATCCCAATCTATATCGCCTCCCAAATACATGCCATTTGCATAGTTTCTATACGTTGGATAAATAGTGCTTGCATCCGCTTGTCCTTGGTTTAGGTACTTAGGATAAACAGTTGGATTTGCAATTAGGAATCGTGTCACTCGTTCGGCATAATATTGCGCTCTATTTAGTGCCTTATCCATATAATATCTTAAATCATTTAAACTTGCTTGCTGAGAAAACTCGCTCGTTTTAGTTGCGACATTTTTATTTTGAAATTTAAACGATAAATCAAGCACTGCCTCATAAACGCAATACTTAACCATAACCGGTTGGATATAGTCGTTTAGTAATGTGACATATTCGGGTGAAATTGTTCCACCCGATACCTGGTCAATTACATCATTGTATAAAGCCGTACCAAGTAATGGAGTAATGTATATATTTTGAACCTCCTTAATCGTAGGAACCAATAATTTTGGATCAACATTTTCTGAGATTACGGTCTCACTTTTTAATGTTGCCTCTGAGATTAATAAAACGTTTGTTGCCATGTTATTTTTTCTTTACTAAAACTGAACTCCAGGTATGTCTGCAAAATGGTAGATGAATATCGGTTCCTTTTATTGTTTGCCATCCTCCTCTTTTGGTCCAAACATTTCTATCAACTCGGTTTGAGATTTTGTCAATGTCATCTCTTGTGTATACTTTATTCAAATTGAGCATTGCTCTGCAAAAATCTCTATTTTTAGAATCACTTGGACCAGTGTACTTATATTTAACCGAATACTTTGCAAGTTCGTTTCCGATTCTTGAAATTGCACTGATTGGAGGAGGTAATTTTAAAATGTTCCAAATTCCATCAGTAAGTTTCAAAATTCCTTCTTTGTTTAGTTTGTCAAAAATCGTGTTTAGTTCGGTTGGTCCTATCTTCAATTCACTTGCAATTTTGGTCTTGCTCCAGGTAGGATTCTTTTTAACTAAATCAATGACTTTATTATCGATTGGAGTTGGCTCGTAAACAGATGCGAATTGCATCAATTCTTGCTCATCAAATTCCAACTGAGATTCGAAAGAATATTGGTCTGTATTAAACGAAACTTTTTTTGATTCAATTTCCTCGAATAGATTTGCATCCTCACCGAATTCGGCAAAGACTTCAATCTCACGCTTCCACTCTTCAGATGCCATTTGAGTTGGAGCCGGCATGCCAGCGGGTTCGATTGGTTCGGTTGTGGGTTCTATGCCCGCCAAAGCACGAACTTCATCTTGCGTTAATGTGTCAAGAATTTTGTTGGCAACCAATGGAGAAAATAATCCAATTTTTGAAGCAGTGCGAGATCCGGCAGATTCTACGCCAATCGTTGCTTCCAATCCCGCCATTTCACGCATCTCTTCTTTTGTCGCAATTTCCAATAATGTTTGCTCAGAAAATGATGGCTTGAACATTTGTAAAGGCTCAATAGTAATGATTGACTGAATCCCGCTAATACCAAATAAGTAATTGAATAATTCTTCAAAGTGTTGCTGAATCGGAGTGATATAATTCTGCTCAAATAATTTAAACGAATCAATCATCTCACTTCTTCCTCCCAACTGACCTTCGGTTTTGATACCAAAAAACATTGGTGAGGTAATTTTATGAGCAACAAATATTTCCTGTTGAACTTGAGCGTTTAATATTTCAAATTGTTTGTCCAATGCCGATGGTTCCAATGTGTTTACTGTTGGTGCTTTATCTGCGCCATCTGAAAAATTTATAATCCATCTGCCAGCATTATCAGTGTCTTGGTGTCTGCGATTAATCATTCTCACCAAGGTGTCTTTCTCCTCTTGTGTTGGCTCTCCGTTATTGAATGATAGTATTCCTCCAAAGAAGAAATTATTGTGCAAATTAGAGCGATGATAATTGGCGATTTGTATGTCACATTCTACATATGGAATCGCTCCAATATATTCAGGTAACGGATACGTTTTAATCGCCGGTCTATAATCCCTATAATAATAAATTTGAGTACCTTCTCGCTTCTCAGGATTATACGCCTTGTACTCTTTTGGCTTATGCTTATTATCTCCCCAATTTGCCGAATAAAAGAATGATGTATTATCAATGTTACTTCTCAATTTTGAAAAATCCATGTGATAGATTTCAGCGATACCTTGACCCGCCATGTCCCAAATAATCTGCAAAGCATAACCACCATACAGTAATTTGTCAAGAATAAGTTTGTTATATATCTCCGAAAGCGACTCGAATCGGTTTGGTTTGTTGAATAATTGGCTTGGTTCCCCTTCCAATTTCAATCCTTGTCCGTAAATATATGTATTCTTACCGGTCAAAATAGCGTTATGCTTTGCTGAACGATTAAATAAATCAACTAAATAGTATGGATACATATTATCCGAGCCATAATTGACCCATTTTTTATTGGAATCTTGTGTGAAATCAGGCACTTTGTAGGTGTCTAATCCGTCAGACATTGAGAATGCAAACTTTTTACTGTCCATATGCTATAATTAACCCCGAATTAGGAGTGTAAATGATTGATGAATCTTCTGAATAATTTATTTTTAATGTCCCAACCTCAACAGACGCTCCTGTATTCAATGGATTTAGGTTTGTTGCAGATGATTGTTGGAAAACTTCATAGTAATAGATGCCCTCATTTGGTAGATAAAAGGTAGAATTGAGTAGATTCTCAGCACCAACCGATCCAACCAAAGTAAATATGAATTTATTGTACCTTTCTTTGTATGCTGAGATATCGGTTCCGGTGAAATACTTGGTCTGTTTGGTTTGAAAACTTGTGATGGCAAATAAATAGTAGGCTGGACTTATTGTTGTCCGTTCGGTTAAGGTTAATGCAACCGTATTTGCGCCTGAGTTCAATACTATCATAATGATAAATATACTTTGGGCGATATAATACAAAAAAGCCACCCCAATTAAGGAGTGGCTTTCAAATCAATTAACTATTCAACAACTACAAGACAGTAAAAGCAGATGATGAGGTCACTTCATTTGCGGGATTCTTTTCCATACCGGTTAAGGTTAGTTGGTATCCTTGAAATTCGCCCATTCCGGCTCCTGATAAGATTGAGCCACCAGTGCAATCTAAGCCGTAAGTTTGACCAAGTAAGAAGAAAGTTCCATCATGTGTTTCAATGATTACTACGTTTCTACGTTTGGAAATTGTCGCAAGTTTGTTGCGTGTATTTTGAGTTAACTTTGCA